GAGGGATTGGTGGAAGGTGTGGGAGAAAGAAGAGCCTCCTCCATGCGACTATATCTTACAGAGCTGGGATACGGCATTCTCAAAAAGTGAACGGGCTGACTATTCGGCTTGTACGACTTGGGGTGTGTTTTACCCTAATGAGAACCAAGAGAACCCAAATATTATTCTTTTAGACGCCTTTAAGAAAAGGATGGAGTTTCCTGAGTTAAAGGAAATTGCCATGAAATACTATAAAGAGTGGGAGCCGGATTCGTTTATTGTGGAAGCTAAAGCCTCTGGTGCGCCGCTTATTTATGAATTACGGGCGATGGGCATTCCTGTACAAGAGTTTACGCCGACGAGGGGTAATGATAAGATTGTGCGCGTTAACGCCATATCTGACTTATTTGCATCCGGAAAGGTATGGGCGCCACCTAAAAGATGGGCAGAAGAGGTTATTGAAGAGTTGGCGGCTTTCCCAAATTCTGATCACGATGACTTTGTAGATAGTACAAGTCAGGCGCTTTTACGTTTTAGAAAGGGTGGTTTCATTCGTCTACAAACGGATGAGATAGATGAGCCAAGATCATTTAGGCGCAAAGGCGCTTACTACTAAGGATAAGTCATGGAAAAAGGTTTGTACGCCGCCCCTCTTGGGATAGACGATCAAGAAGAAGAAGCGCTTGAGATAGATATTGTTAACCCTGAGATGGTCACTCTGTCTGATGGCAGCGTAGAAATCACGCTCATTCCAGAAAAAGAACTAGAAGAAGACAGCGAGTTTAACGAAAACATTGCAGAGATTCTCGATGACGGCGAGCTTCAATCACTTGCCTCTGAGTTACTTGAGCTTGTCGATGCAGACGTGAACAGTCGTAAAGACTGGGCTGATACTTATGTCAAGGGCTTAGATGTCTTAGGCTTTAAGTACGAAGAGCGCACAGAACCTTGGCAAGATGCTTGCGGGGTTTACTCTACAGTATTAGCAGAAGCCGCAATAAGATTCCAAGCCGAAGCAATGTCCGAGACTTTCCCTGCGGCTGGCCCTGTAAGAACGCAGATCATCGGCAAGATCACAAAAGAGAAAGAAGACGCAGCCAAGCGTGTCCAAAATGACATGAACTATGAGCTGACTGATGTCATGGTGGAATACCGCCCTGAGCATGAGCGTGCGTTGTATTCACTAGGCTTGGCTGGCTCCGCATTTAAGAAAGTTTATTTTGACCCAAGCTTAAATCGCCAAGTCTCAATTTACATTCCGGCAGAAGATGTAATCGTTCCTTACGGGGCATCACATATTGAGAGTGCTGAGCGCGTGACACACATCATGCGCAAGACTAAGAACGAAGTTAAGAAACTTCAAGCTAGTGGTTTTTATTGCGACGTAGACTTAGGCGAACCAGAGACGTTCCATACAGATATCGAGAAGCGCAAAGCAGAAGAAGGCGGCTACACACTGTCTGATGATGAACGCTACGCGCTGTGTGAGATACACATCGACTACAACATTCCCGGAGTAGACGATGAAGATGATCTTGCTAAACCTTATGTTATTACGATTGAACGCAGCACTTCTACCGTACTGGCTATTCGTCGTAATTGGGATCCAGAGGATGAGTTAAAACTCAAACGCCAGCACTTTGTACACTATGTATATGTCCCCGGCTTTGGCTTTTACGGCATGGGGTTGATCCATATTATTGGAGGATACGCCCGTGCAGGTACTTCTATTATTCGTCAGCTTGTTGATGCTGGCACTCTCGCTAATCTTCCCGGTGGTCTTAAGTCTCGTGGTCTGCGGGTAAAGGGTGACGATACACCTATCGCCCCCGGCGAATTCCGTGATGTAGATGTACCTAGCGGAAGCATTAAAGACAACATTCTGATGATGCCCTACAAAGAGCCAAGTCAGACATTGTTGACACTCTTACAGCGCATTACAGATGAAGGCCGTCGTCTAGGCGCAATCAGTGACATGAACATTTCTGACATGAGCGCAAACGCCCCTGTTGGAACGACGTTGGCCTTGCTTGAGCGCACACTCAAACCTATGGCTGCGGTTCAATCCCGTGTTCATTACGCAATGAAGCAAGAGTTTAAGTTACTCAAAGCTATCATGGCAGACTATGCGCCAGAAGAGTATGAGTATCAGCCAGACGAAGGTGAGCCACGCGCTAAGAAGTCAGACTATGCAATGGTTGATGTCATCCCTGTTAGTGATCCTAACAGCAGCACGATGGCGCAACGAGTCGTTCAGTACCAAGCCGTATTACAGATGGCGCAGCAAGCACCGCAGATCTATGACTTGCCGCAATTGCACCGTCAGATGATTGAGGTTTTAGGTATTAAGAACGCAGATAAGCTTGTGCCAACAACAGACGATGAGAAGCCAAAAGATCCAGTATCGGAGAACATGGCAATCCTTATCGGCAAGCCTGTTAAAGCGTTTATCTACCAAGACCAAGACGCTCACCTTATGGCTCACCAATCATTTATGCAAGACCCAATGATTGCACAGACAATGGGACAAAACCCAATGGCTCAACAGATGATGGCATCTCTACAAGCCCACATTGCAGAACACTTGGCGTTTAAGTATCGCAAGCAGATTGAAGAAAGACTTGGTGTCACACTACCCGCTCCTAACGAAGAGCTGCCAGAAGAGATTGAAGTTCAGTTGGCTAGACTAGTTGCCGATGCTGGACAACAACTTACGCAGATTCATCAACAGGAAGCAGCGCAAAAGCAAGCTCAACAACAACAGCAAGATCCGTTGTTCCAGTTGCAGCAAGCAGAAGTTCAAATCAAGCAATCCGACGTGCAGCGTAAGGCCGAGAAAGATAAGGCCGATGTAGCACTTGCCGCCGCTAAGCTTGAGTTTGAGAAGCAGAAGCTAGGAGTTTCGGCTGAAAATGAAGCAAACCGCCTTGCATTGCAAGGTAAGCAAGCATCAAACAAGAACAAAATGGATTTCTTAAAGACTTACATGAGTTCTAAAAAACAAGGTGAATAAACATGGCAACAACCGTCTTTGACGTGCTTAATAAAAAGTTAAACGAGCATAAAAGCTTTGCTACCGAGTTCATGGCTGATGGGGGTTGTAAAGACTTCGCCCATTACCGGAATGTGTGCGGACTGATCCAAGGTCTAAGTCTTGCACAGCGTGAAATTACTGACCTAGCGCGTAACTATATGGATGATGACAATGACTGAACAAGTCGAAGTAACCGAAGCAGAAATGGAACAACAGCTACCTAAGCCTGTTGGCTACCGTTTGCTTATCGCACTGCCTACGATTGAGAAAGAGTTTGAATCTGGCATTCTTAAAGCAGATCGTACTTTGAACGAAGAGCGAATCATGACCACTGTTGGGCTGGTATTAGATATGGGTGCAGAAGCCTATAGCGATAAAGACCGGTTTCCTAACGGCCCGTGGTGCGCAATTGGTGATTATGTAGTGATCCGGCCTCATACTGGCACAAGACTTCACGTCAATGGTCAGGAATTACGTTTGATAAACGATGACAGCATCGAAGCTGTTGTTGCCGACCCGCGTGGTGTTTCGCGTGCTATTTAAAGGATAAATTATGGCTATGGAACCAGTCGAGTTTGGGTTTGAAGACCTAGACAAGCAAGAATTTAAGGTAAAAGTCGAGGGACGGGCTTCTGAAAAAGAAGTAGAAGTCGATGTTCCTGAAGAAAAAACACCAGATGTTGAGATTGAAATTGTGGATGACACCCCACCACAAGACCGAAATCGCAAACCATCTGACCCACCGGAAGACCCAACTGATGAAGAGTTAGAGGGATACTCCGAAAAAGTGCGTAAACGCATGAGCCACCTAACTAAGGGCTATCATGATGAACGTCGCGCAAAAGAGACAGCTTTCCGCGAGAAAGAAGAGGCAATTCGGTTCGCCCAACAGATTCTTGAAGAGAATAAAACTCTAAAAGGTACGGTTGGAAAGAACCAAGAAGTCCTTCTTGAGCAGGCTAAACGCGCTACTGCTACAGAGGTAGAACAAGCCAAGGCTAAATACAAAATTGCCTATGAATCAGGTGATTCTGACGCTGTGGTAGCCGCACAAGACGAATTAACCGCAGCCAAAATCAAGGCTGATCGCGTAAATAATTTTCGATTACCCGCTGTACAAACACCAGAAGTTGAAGTACAACAGCAACAAACCGCCCCAAGTCCTCAAGTTGACGAAAAGGCTGTGAATTGGCAGAAGCAAAATTCATGGTTTGGTTCAGACGACGAAATGACGAGCTTTGCTCTGGGGTTGCACCAGAAATTAGTAAAACAGGGTTTAGACCCTCGCTCAGATGAATACTACGAGAAGATAAATTCTCGGATGCGACAAGTTTTTCCCGACGAGTTTGACCCCGCTGATGAGGTTGAGGTTGAAAAACCAAGACAAAAATCTAACGTAGTCGCTCCCGCAACGCGCAGCACCGCGCCCAAAAAGATTGTGCTGACCCCGTCTTCAGTGGCTCTGGCTAAACGGCTTGGAGTTCCGCTTGAAGAATACGCCAAACAGGTTGCTTTAGGACAAAGGAAATAATCATGGCTCAAAATCGTTTACCTCAAGATTTGCAAACTCGTGAAACAGAAGCTCGCGTTCAGGCGTGGGTTGATCCAGAAACCTTGCCAAGCCCTAAACCGCAGGCAGGATGGAGATTTCATTGGGTGCGTATTGCGACACGCGGCGAAGCTGATGCCACGAACTTTTCCACACAAATTCGTTCTGGCTGGGAACCTTGTAAAGCAGCAGACCACCCCGAAATCCAAATTCTGATTGTCGAAAACGGTCAGTTTAAGGACAACATCGTGATTGGTGGGTTGATGTTATGCAAACAACCGTCAGAACGTGTCAAGGCTCGTGACGATTCCATTCAACAAAAGAGTGAAAATCAGATGCGGGCTGTAGACAATAACTTCATGAAAGAAAATAATCCTACGATGCCGCTCTTTAGTGAGCGTAAATCAAGGGTTACTTTCGGATCCGGTAATCAAACTTAGGAGTCTTAAATGGCTTATCCAACTGTAAGCGCCCCTTACGGGCTAAAGCCGATCAATTTGATCGGTGGACAGGTGTTCTCCGGAGCAACCCGTCAAATGGAAATTGCTAGTGGCTATGCTACTGACATTTTCTACGGTGATCTCGTCAAGCGTGTTTCTGATGGCACAATCGAAAAGGACACCGGTACGACTACGGCTACTCCTGTCGGCGTGTTTCTTGGTGTAAGTTTCACCAACGCATCAACAGGTCAGATCCAACAACAGCAATATTATCCTGCTAGCACAGCTATCAAGTCTGGCACGAAGATTTTTGCAGTCGTTGCAGATGATCCTGATACGCTATTTCAAGTTGCCGTTGTTTCTGGCACGACAGTTATCACTGGTGTTGGTATCAGCGCCATCGGTAACAACGCTACTCTGGTTCAAAACGCTGGTTCGACCATCACTGGTGACTCGAAAGTAGCTCTTTTGGACTCGACTGCCACAACCAACACTCTGCCTATTCGTATTATTGATGTGGTTCGAGACACAGCAACTGCTGCTGATGTGTTCCCAGAAGTGATCGTCAAGATCAACTTTGGTATGCACCAGTACAACAACGCAACCGGCGTATAAGGAGCTAAATCATGGCTATTTCACGCGCACAATTACTTAAAGAACTCCTTCCGGGCTTGAACGCCTTGTTTGGTCTTGAGTACAAAAAGTACGGCGAACAACACAAAGAGATTTTTGAAACAGAATCTTCAGAGCGTTCGTTCGAAGAAGAAACCAAGCTGTCTGGCTTTAACGCTGCTCCTGTCAAGAATGAAGGCGCTGCGATGGCTTATGACAACGCGCAGGAAGCTTGGACGGCACGTTACAACCACGAAACCATTGCAATGGGCTTTTCGATCACTGAAGAAGCGATTGAAGATAACCTGTACGACAGCCTGTCGTCACGTTACACCAAAGCATTGGCTCGCGGTATGGCATACACCAAGCAGGTTAAGGCAGCTAACATCCTTAACAACGCATTTACTGCTGGTTATACCTACGGTGACGGTCAAGTCCTTTGCTCGACCTCGCATCCGCTGGTTTCTGGTGGTGTAAACAGCAACCGTCCAGCCGTTGCCGCTGACCTGAATGAGACTTCTTTGGAAGCCGCAGTTATTCAGATCGCAGCAT